GGGAGCGCATCGAAAAAGATTTCAACGGTGACGCCCAACTTTTCTACCAAACATTGGAAAAAGCGAATGAGAAACTCACGCCCGAAGCGGAGAAACTTTTTACAACCCTTACTCCCGATGAGATGAACGATGCGTTCAAGGAAGCGGAGAAAAACGCCTCAAAGAACGCATCGCAAACAGAAAAAAACCGCAAAAAGCTTCAAGACGATCTGTTGAAACTGCAATATGAAGCACAGCAGACCGAAATAGACTCCATGCGGGAGGGATCGGAAAAGAGCCTTGCCCAAATCGACCTCGATTACAAAAAGCGCATAGCCGAGATCGAGAAATGGGAAAGAGAAATTATTGCCCTTCAAGGAAAAGGCTTGACCGAGCAACAACAGAAGTTATTCGATTCACTGAGGGCCGGTGCGGAAATTACGGCTCATAGAAAGGTATCGAATATAAATACAGATGAAAGCCGCCAATGGAATGAATATCTAATAAAATACGGGACTTTTCGGGAGCGGCTTCAAGCAACCAAAAACGAATACGATCGTAAACTGGCGAAGGCGCAAACAGAGGGAGAGCGGGCACAACTCGAAGCGGAACGCAATGCGGCAATAGCACAATTCGAGGTCGAAGCATCAGCATGGACGAAGGATTTAGCGGACAAGACAGTAGCGCAATTGGAAAAGCTGATGTCCGAAACCAAAAAACAATTAGAGGAGGCGAAAAACGCTTTCGATGCCTTAGATTCGTCCGAAACCCCAGAAGCGAAACAATATCTCGATACGATAAATAAATTAAATGCACAAATCAAGATTTTGGAAAAGCGGCTTAACGGCGCCAAGAAATCTACCCATAATAAAGATTGGAAAGAGGCGGCTACGGCGTTCGGAGCCATTGCCGATTCCGTTCGAGAGGCTGCAAAAGGTCTTCAAGAATTTGCACCTGAACTTGCCGATACTCTCTCCGTTATGGGCGAAATAGCCACATCTGCCGGAACCTTTTCGGAATCCATACAATCCATCAAAGATGAAATAAAGGAAGAGGGGAAAGCATCATTCTCTTCTATTATGGGCGGAATTACGAGCGGTATTGCATTGGCGGCGACTGCTGTCAGCGGAC